TTCTGTAGGTCCATCCGAGGGGACATTACTGCCTGCTTTGCTATACCCCTTTCGATACCTACGCTAACTGGTTCGTAGTCTCGGACTGCTTGGAATATCTTGGCTGCTGTTTCGTCTAGAGTCCACCTACCGTAGATAATGTTCTCAACGAACCACCCATTAGGGTTTACTTTTACTACTGCTATTGCTGTTTCGTCTAACCTAGTGTTCTTTGTGCGCTTCTTGTTTACTTCTTCAAAACCAGCTAAGTCAACTGCAATGTAGTAGTCCCCTTCACCACTACTTTCTTCTCCGAACTTTACCCAGTCCTCTTTAAACATTTCTGACCCACGAGCTTCAAATGACGCCATAAATTCCTGACGAAACGCATAGCTAGACATAGACTTCTTAGCGGTGTCAATTTCATTTGGGTCCAAGATTGGGTTGTCATAAGAAGTAAAGTGCCATGCTTTGTAAGTCTCGTCGTCACCTAGCTCTGCGTATTTATATAAGTCGTAGAAGTGGTTGCGACCCATAGGTGTTCCAATAAACATGGCACAACCCTTTTGGTCAGCCAAGGCTGGTCTTAGGATCTGCTCAAATACGTCAGGCTTCATGTCTGCGTACTCGTCCAACACTAGGAACTTAAGTGATACACCACGCATAGTCTCTGGTCTATCGGCCCCTTTGAGGCTTATGGTTGCACCGTTGACTAACTTAATCTGTAAGTTGTTAATGTGGCTACCTGAGATAACAGGGTTCCCTAGTTCCAACAAGGTCTGCCACATGATGTCACGTGCCTGTCCCTGTGTTGGCGCTACGTAGAACACGTGGCCCCTCTCGGCCTGCAAAGCGTTTACAATAAGTAACCAAGCAGCAAGTCTGGACTTCCCTGTACGTCTACCTGCTGCTACAATCTTGAATCTAGTGTCGTCAGCCCAGACATCTTGTTGCCACGGGAGTAACTCAATGTCAAGATCCATCAAAAGTTCAGTCTAGGGTTTGTAGGGATTAACTCAAAAGAAATAATACTGGCAAATGTAGAACCAGCTTCAGGAGTAATGTTGATCTTGTCTCCTTCCTTGAGTACTACCCAAGCTCCTGCTTCACCACCAAAGGTTAAGAAGTCTCCCGCAGAGACGCTCTTGCCGGACACAAAGTCAATGTCAGCAGCCCCATGTACCCAACGTGCAGCAAAGTTTTTACTACTTCCTCCTGTATTAGAAACAAACAGATAAGTAACAACTGCGTCGTAACCAGAGGGAGCCTCTAGGATAGTGTTGGAGGAGCCAGCAGTCAACTCATGACCATGAGAAAACTTCATTAGTACAACCACATCACAGGAGTTGTACCACGTGTATCCACATGGACAAAGGTCTTAGCGATGCCTATGCCCGTGAAGCCAAGGGCTAAAGCCTGCTTAACTATGTCGTATCTTTGGGATGCACTGGTGGCTTTGATGTCTGCTGCAATGCCTTGGGCATGGGTCCCCGGAACTTCCTTGGCAGCTTCAATAGGATGTTCTATGGGGTGTCTATAACCACTCGTTATGACAAACGGGAACCCACACCCAGCACGTAAACGATCAAGCTTCTGTAGGAACTCCGGTTCCATCTTGTTTTCACCAGTGACTTGGCAGTTGAACTCATCTAATGTAAAGTACTTAAGACTCATCCACTACTTCTCCTTCGATAACGTCACTAGCGTCGCTTACGTCTACAGTACCAACACCAGTAATGTTGATCTGTATGGCGTTTCTACCACCGTCCTTCACTACTTCTCGCTCAAATGCACTTACTGGCAGCATACGGTCCATAATTAGCTTCCAAGCAGAAGCCTGATTCTTATGGTCGTGGTCCAAAGCAGCATCAAAGATAGTCTCAAGGACCTTTTTAGACTTAGGTGAAGCTAACATACGAGCTTTGTACTCGTTGATAATCGCAGCGTCACCCTTGGGTCTACCCACTTTACCTTTGTTACCGGGTTTTAAAGCGGCTACTTCTGACTTCCGGGGTCTGCCACGACCTCTTTTTTTAACTTCGGAAAGTTCATCGGTCATAACACAAATTGTCCCTAATTACAACAATAGTATAACATAAGTCTTCACATAAGTCAAGCTATTTATGGCTTAGTAGTGGCAGTAGTAGTAACACGAGTGAAATCATGGGCTTACACGTGTTTAATTAAGGCTCCTTTTTCCTAGTTTTCACCTTTTTTGTGCCTGAGTGGGAACACCCCCGGCCGACACGCGTTGACCCCCTCCCCGGTGCCTCTTTTGTTAGCCTGTGGATAACCTGTGGATAACTTTATGCCCGGCCTTGGGTTGCACGGGTTGCATGGGTTGCACGGGTTGCACGGGTTGCAACACTTTTCGGCACGTGGTTTACCAGTGTTGCAACATTAATCGGCAGGTAGCCCAGAGTTGGCATGGGTTTTGCATGGGGTGCAACATTCGTGCCAACACGAGGCGCGCCTAAAGTTGGCACGAGTCTTGCATGGTGTGCAACATGTGTGCCAGTGTGCAAGTTGGCACAGGGTTTGCAAGTGTGAGAGCCTAGGTTGGACCCTTTAGAGTCCTAGCGCCTAGCACAACACGAGGCACAACACAAGGACATCACGAGTAATTATAGTGGTGCATCACTGTAAAAAATAGTTGCTGTAGGTCCTTGCAATGGTCGCTCAGTTTGCTAAAGTTAGCACATCAAGTAATTACACAGGAGCAACACAAGATGAAACATAACGAAACAGCAGCAATGAAAGCAGCAGTGGCAGCAGTTAAAAACCTACGGTTCGAGGACTACAAAAAAGTCGATGGCGAGTACAAGTTTGTCGAAGTTCCTCTCGAGTGGTTTGAAGCTGAGGACGGGCGGTTCTTAATTTCTGACGAACGAGGCGGTCCGATTGTTATCGACTACTATGACTACTTTCAAGAAACCGGCGGTATTCATCCGGACCTTATCGAAGCCGTTGAAAAACACGGCTGCTATTGGGAATGGGAAAACCCCGGAGCAATTTGTTTAGCCTATTGAGACCCTACAGCTTTGCCCATGTTGACAACGTGGGCTTCGCTGTAGTATCTTTCAAAATTCACAACACAAAAGGAATGACACACATGACAAAAACAGACTATAACGGTTGGACAAACAGAGAAACTTGGGTTATCAATCTATGGTTGGGCGAGTACTTCCAAGACGTATCCAATGACGGGCAAAGCTTGATGGCTGACTACATAGAAGAAACAGTGTGGGATATGCTAGAAGAGGCGGAAGTACCCCCAATGTTTAAAGACATGATCGATCTAGGTGTAGTCAACTGGCAGGAACTGGCAGAGCATTACGTAACGGATGAGGAGGTGGCATAGTATGAACAAAGAAACAGCTCAGGCAATAATAAAGTTTTTTGTTGAGTCGTACACAGCACCCACAGAAGAACATCGGCAGTATGCGAACTGGTGCGCTTTGGGTGCCTGCAAGGGTCTATACCCTGAAGAGGTAAGATTCTTTGAGAAGGAAGCCGTAAGCAGGCTACACTATAAACACTGGAGAAGAAAACTAGCCTACTGATGAGCCTGTGAAACTCCGGCGAAACCCTGCAAAGGGTCTAGGTACACCAACTAAACTTTAAAACAACTGGAGAGTAAAATGTCTACATTTAGAATACAACGAACACGGAAAGCGCCTGTTTCAGTAACCCAGAAAACAAGACAGAACACTTGGAACGCCATTTTTCAAAGCATGGGAAAGGGTCATTGGTTCTTGGTTACTAAGCCAAACTATGCTAAGGTTTCAAAGGCGGCTGCAACGCACATCAAAGGCAAGTACAGCCTGTACAAGCATCCGACGCGCAAAGATTGTCATGTGTTTATGATTAAAGAAAAGTAGAAAGGAGCAGTAGAGCATGACCAAGAACACCAAAGAAGCATTTCAAGCCTGCATTGGGTCCGGTATAATCTTCGGCCTTGTGTTGGCCTTTGACCTAATAGGAGCCAACCTATGACCACGAGAGCAACACGAGAGCAGATACTACAGGCTTACGGTGTCCTGCATCAATTGCACGACGGAGAGCCTAATATCGGGAAGTACTACAAGCAAACCCTCCGGGAAGCAATGGACGCTTTAAACAGCTTTCAAAGGTCCCGGTTGTACGATGAACCACGAGAGGTGACACAATGAGCCAATTACATCTAAGGATGCCATTTAGAGACCACGAGTACCACACAATTCACGACGGGGAGTTAATCCTGTTCAATCTGGAGGACTACCAGCCTTATGAACCGGAGAGCTGCCTGTGTGAATCATACCTGTTCTGTGATATCATCATAGACGATAAACCCGTCGATCACTATGCTCTAACGGCGAGCCAGTACGACGCAATGACCGCAACCGTAGAAGAAGGAAGTTATTATGAATATTGAGAAAGACCATTGTGATTATTATCTAGAGGTTTACTACTGGGAACATACTTTAGTGGATAAAGTCGTGACCAAAAAGGATAAGGTTGTTCTGGCCTCAGTAGGCCTTTATCGGGACTATGAGCTAGAGTTTGAAGACCAGCTGAAAATCTTGACGGATCTTAGAGAAAACCTAATGTCGGCCTATATGAATTGGCCTGACGGTGAGGTAGCAGTAGAGTTAACCATAAAAGAGGAGTTTATAAACGCATGAACATTTTTAAGAAGCTGTGGCTCTTTGTGTGCCTTGAGACCAAAGGTCTACTCAGTGACCTAATATCGGGAAATCTGACGGAAACAGAAAAGGACAATCTGTTCTGGGTCTTTGTCACCCTTTGGGGTCTAGTTATGGTTACCTTTTTTATCCTTCACGAATCAACCGGGGCGGTATTTGAATTATGAAAGTAGAATTATTAGACGTTATGGGTTCGGATCTAACGGTGGTCAATGCGGCCAGAGTATCCTTCGCTATGGAGTCAGAGGAGTTCGGTAGCAGAGACAAGAAGCTGGTGCGATACCTAGCAGCTCACGGTCACTGGACACCCTTTGCACACGTACAGGTTCAATTGCGTATCAAAGCGCCTGTGTTCGTCGCTAGGCAGCTTGTGAAGCATCAGGTGGGCCTAGTGTGGAATGAGGTCTCAAGACGCTACGTAGACTTCACACCGGAGTTTCACGCACCAGAGGCATGGAGGAAACGTGCGCCAGATAAGAAACAAGGTTCACTTAATGAAACATTTGGAGGCAGAGCTGAAAAAAGGTTCGACGAGAAGTACTGGGACCTTATGACACGCTGCAAGATCATCTATAACAACATGCTTGCGTCCGGTGTAGCACCTGAGCAGGCCCGTATGGTCCTTCCGCAGTCCATGATGACTGAGTGGTACTGGACTGGTTCTCTGGTGGCCTTTGCCCGTGTGGTGTCTCAGAGGCTCTCAGAGGACGCACAGTACGAGTGTAGAGTAGTAGCAGAAAAGATTGACCAACTGCTTGTAAACCACGAGCCAATCAGCTATAGTTGGTCTTGTTTAACTAAGAGGGTATAATTATGTCAATAGGCACTAGAGTTTACATTCACGATACTGCCACAGTGAGTATCAAGAAATGTTTAGCAGAGAAAGGAGTGGCACGGTCCATAGACAGTTGGGACATTGTCATAACAGACAACAAGGGCGACACTGTGACCCTGTACTGCTTCGGCGACAACGCAGTACTCACAGCAGACCTGACAGGAGAGGGAGTGTGACAAAAGACCCTTACGTGAACTACCTACTAATCAACAAAACAATCAATACGAGAAAGGAGCAGTAAACATGAGATGCAAAGCCTGTAATAAAATTTTGGAAGACCTAGAGCTAATCCGTAAGGACTCACGGGGCGACTACTACGACCTCTGCGGAGTATGCCTGAGCAGTGTGTACGCCTGTGAAGCAGAAGACGATAACTTTTTTGATAATATTAGGGGAACCCTATTGACACCGGAGGCAGATTATGATACCCTCTACTAAAGTAGTACTTAGGTTACTACTTAAGTAATAAACTAGAGAAGTAACAGTAGTAGTACTACATTAGTAAACATAAGTTTAGCAAAGGAGGTTAAATGTGGATTCTACCCAAGAAGTACCAAATGTCTTGTCACTATGCACAGGATACGGTGGCATCGAAAGAGGACTTGAGCTTGCCGGGATTAAGCATCGAGTCGTCGCTCATGTGGAAATCGAGGCCTTCGCAGTTGCCAACTTGGTTGCGAAGATGGAACAAGGGAGGATGGTTCCAGCGCCTATCTGGACGGATCTTAAAACCTTGCCAGTGGACTGCTTTCGAGACAGAGTTGACATTATCACTGGGGGATACCCGTGTCAGCCCTTCTCGGCAGCAGGGAAGCGAGCAGGTAAAGACGACCCCAGACACCTCTGGCCGTGGATCAGACAGCATGTGGACACAATTAGACCTTCTCGCTGCTTCTTCGAGAACGTCGAAGGACACATCAGTCTTGGACTCAGAGAAGTCGTTGAAGACTTGGAAAGCCTTGGTTACACAACGACGTGGGGAATATTCAGCGCGTCTGAAGTCGGCGCACCTCACCAGAGGAAACGAGTCTACATCTTGGCCTACACCAACGACGCATCTAGCGAAGGAAGGGGGGTACCCGGCGGAGTACACCAGAAACACCCCCAGTCTAACAGCAGTTGCGATGGGGTCGGAAGGGAGGCCACACAGCAGTGGCTACCTGAACCCGGATTGGGTCGAGTGGTTGATGGGTGTGCCAACCGGGTGGACAGACTTAGGCTCTTGGGAAACGGAGTAGTTCCTCAAACAGCAGCAAAAGCATGGACAATTTTAAATAGGAGGTGAAAAAAGTAGACACAAGCTGAAATAACGTGGTATACTATTAGTATGTTCAGGAGATGGTCTCTTGAACACAATCAAAGACAACGGAGATTATTCCTATGGCAGCAACAGCAACAGTAATTGAAGGCATTGTAAACTTCAGCAACGTAACGCAGCACGACGTGTTCAACGGTCAGTCAACGGGTGCTTACTCTATGACCATTACGATTGATGAGGAAGACGCAGCTTTCCTAGCATCACAGGGTGTCAAGATCAAGGACTACCAAGGCAACAAGCAGCGTAAGTTCAAGTCTAAGTACGAAGTCAAGCGTTTCACCGCAGACGGTCAACCGTTTACAGGTGAGGTCCCTTATAACTCTAAGGTCCGCCTCAAGTTCAAGATGGGTCAACCTCATCCTGTACACGGCATGGCTACTTACCTTGAGGCCGTGAAGGTCCTAGAGGAAGCAGAGATGGGCGAAGGTGATTCTTCGGACTTCTAGGGGGTGTCTAAATTCATTAGACATGAGGGGTGTCCGAAGTGTTTATCTTCGGATGCCCTAGCCATCTACGACGACGGTGGGGCGCACTGCTTCGCCGTCAGTTGTGACTACCATATCAACGGTAAAACAGGTATGACAATAGTAACAACACAGAAGACAACCACTACGAACCCGCTAAACATGGCTGGTGTAGTGTCCTCTATACCTCAGCGTAGGCTGTCTCAGGATACCTGTGGGCGCTTCGGTGTGACCGTGGAGTACTCGACAACAGGTGAAATCATTCGTCACCATTACCCGTACTACAAGGTAGACACAGGCGAGCTGAGTTCTTCCAAGGTGCGCGAGGTGAAAACCAAGAACTTCCACACTACCGGAGACATATCCGGAGTTGGTTTCTTTGGTCAGAACCAGTGCAAAACAAACAAGTACATCACGATAACCGAGGGTGAGCTGGACGCAATGGCAGTCTACGAGATGTCAGGTAAGCAGTGGGACGTAGTTTCCCTGAGGTCAGGTGCATCCAACGCAGCCAAAGAAGTCAAGGAACACCTAGAGTGGCTAGAGTCCTACGACACAGTTGTTCTGTGTTTCGATAACGACAAAGCCGGTGACGCTGCGGTGGACCAAGTCAAGGACTTGTTCAGCCCTAGCAAGCTAAAGATTGTCAAGCTCCCTCTCAAGGACGCTAGTGACATGCTCATAGCCAACCGTGTCAAGGACTTCACGCAGTCATGGTGGAACTCTAAGACCTACAGGCCAGACGGTATCATCGCAGGTACAGACACGTGGGACAACCTCGTGGAAAAGAGGAAAGTCAAGTCCATCCCGTATCCGTGGGAAGGCTTGAATACCCTCACGAGGGGCCACAGGCCTTACGAACTTGTGACCATCACCAGTGGCTCAGGCATGGGTAAGTCTCAGTTCATCCGTGAGATTGAGTACGACTTGCTCAAGCGATGCGAAGGCAACATCGGTGTCCTAGCGTTAGAAGAGGACGTGTCAAGGACTGCTCTGGGCATCATGTCCGTAGCAGCCAACCGGCCTCTACACTTGGAAGAGGACACACCCGTGGCTGGCTTGAGACCCTTCTGGGAAGCCACTATGGGCACCGGGCGGTACTACCTGTTCGACCACTGGTGTGCTACTTCTGCTGACAACCTCTTGGCGCGTGTGCGTTACATGGCGAAGGCTCTGGACTGCAAGTTTATAGTCCTAGACCATCTGTCCATCGTGGTGTCAAGTCAGGAGTCAGGCGACGAACGTAAGGCCATAGACGAGATAATGACGAAGCTCAGGACTCTCGTGGCTGAAACCGGAGTATGCCTGTTCCTAGTGTCACATTTAAAGAGAAGCAGTGGGCAGGCTCATGAGGACGGAGGCAAGATATCTTTGTCAGAACTCAGGGGTTCACAGGCTATAGCCCAGTTGTCCGACATTGTCATAGGCATGGAGCGAGACCAACAGCATGAAAACGAAGAGATTAGGAACACCACAACTGTACGTGTCCTCAAGAATCGTTACACTGGTGAAACTGGTCCTGCTTGCTGGCTGTCTTATGATAGGTCTACCGGTAGACTGAGTGA